CAAGCTATTTACTTAGGAATAGCCCGGTTTCTCCGTATACCGGTTTTATCGCAGTTGATTTCGGCGCATCGCTTATCGAATATGCAAAAGACTCTTCCGGTAACTGGTACATACCCGGAGAAAGCCGCCAATACTGGAAATATACGCATCCGTCTATCTACGTGGAAGCCGTATTAAACGCAATAGAACGGTACCACGGAATTATAATAGAAGACAAAACTGCACTAAGTCGAATAGACGGTCATGATTTGTTAATTCCGCTCGTGTCGAAAAACTCAGGGCCGGATAGCTGGTACTCGGATCGGTTCGAGGCAAGTTCCGCCTATTTTACGAATAGCGATAATGGATATTATCCGCTGTTTTATCAAAAGGATAATACGGTATGGGATAAGAGAGGGATTGTTGTCGAAGATGTAATAAATAAGGGCTTGCCTTCGGAGGTGAAAGAATATAAAGAGTTCTATATTGCCAATACAAAAGTAGTAGACGTGTCGATACTTAGTTATGACGGGGAGCCTATTGTTTTTAACGGACATCGACAGGATGCGACGAAACCGGTCGAATTGCGTCTTGCCGGCCGCAAAACAGATGGCACAGAGCAGGTGTTGCTGTCAGTTTATGATTCGGGAAGCGGAATAGGTAACGGAGTTGTTTTCGCCTTGTCGGATATATTCAACAAGGAAGAAGTCGACGTCGAGGAATACAATGTGATCTGGTGGAGTTTGGAAAATTTCGTTACGAACGGTGGCGATCAAACTCTCGTTTCGGCCCGGTTCATCATTACGCCCCATTTCGACGATATATCGTTTCCCTCTCCGTTTCCGATTGCCGAGAACCTGCCGGATATGACGCACGCGGAGTTCCTGTCGGCATTGATGACAATGGCCGGACTTTTCGCCTATCCGGACAGTTCGGATAGCAATACGATCCGCATGATGTCGCCCGATCAGTTCTATAATTCGACGGAGACGATCGACTACGATTACCGCATCGTCGGCTCGGGAGACAACCGGACGCCGAACACGCAGACCGACAGACGAATCGTCGACAGTCATCTCGACGCAACGATTCAGGATTGGAGCCGCAAAGTGATTCTGAACGATCGGGGCGAAATCTGGCGGCCGGAGGGGACGGAGTTCACGATGGGGGATTATGCCCAGACCAACACGCTCGACTACGACAACGACGAGGACGCCGAGATGTTGAACACGCAGGGTATCATCTCCATCGACAACGAGAACATCGAGCTGGAGAACGAATTGGTATCATTGAATTTCTCGGCTTCGGCCAATCGTTTCATCAACAATACCGACAGCATCCACGACAAGACGACATTTGCCGTAGTTCCATGCTACGATGTCAAAAAGGATAAAGACGGAAATACCACCGATGTAACCTATAACGAGCCTTCACCTCGGATTCTCGCCTTGAATATAACGACATCCGACGGTTTGGCGCATTTCGAATACGGATACTTCCCCCGCACGATGTATTTCGGCGGGTCGGAGGGTATCGTGGCGAAACGGTATGCAGACTACCAGCGGATACTGAAAAAGTTCCGCATGATTACGGTCTACGTCAAACTGACCGTGGCCGACATCTGCAATCTCGACTATACGCGGCGGGTTTACCTCGATGTGTACGGATGCTATTTCGCCATCTACTCCGTCACGACCGGTGAGGACGGTATATGCGAGTGTAAATTGATTAAACTGTAAAATTATGGCTACACAAGATTCGATCGATAAGATTATTAATATTCGCTTCAATTATAAGGAACTCGTTCAGGGTTGGGTAAAAGCCAACGAAGCTATTGAAGACAATAAGAAGATTTTGGCCGACCTCAAAAAAGAGTACGAGACCGGCCAAATTTCGCTGTCCGATTATAAAAAGGCACAATTAGAATTGAAGTCTACCACAAAAGCCTTGACGGATGAACAAAGACAGTATGAAAAAGAGATTCAAAATAACATTAAGGTCGAAAAAGAGCTTGACGGGTCTTTGAATCAACTACGCGCGAATCTGAACGGCCTTATTGCGCAGTATGGAAGGTTATCGGCCGCCGAACGCGAAAGCGCCAGCGGGAAAGCGTTAGCAGATCATATCAAAGCGCAGCGCGACGCCGTTAAAGAGGCGGAGGCCGCAATCGGCGATTATCGTTCGAATGTCGGCAATTATGAGAATGCCATTCAGAACACGCTTCCTGTTGGGAACAATTTCTTGCTGCAACTTGCGCAAACGGCTCAAAATGCGGGAGGCGTTACGAATGTCATTAAGGGTGCAGCAGGTGCCATTGGGTCTCTTGTTAAACAGATGGCGGCATTCATTGCTACGCCTATCGGAGCTGCTATTGCTGCTATCTACGCCAGCTATCAGGCGCTATCGTTTTCCATTCGGGAAGTAAATGCCCGTATTCAGGAGAACGAGGAACTATTCTACAAAAATCAGCGAGCAATGTCGGCCGCAGATGCGTGGAATGCAGCCTACACTAATTCGGTCGATAGAATGGGTGAAGTGATGGTAGAGACGACATCGAAATTCAAAACGTTTTGGACGCAGTTAAAAATCCTTGCGAAAAATGTAATGCGCTCGGGGTTTATAGGTGGTTTTATTAGCTTCTTGGGGCAAGGTGTTGAAGCTAATGAATTACAAAAAACATTCGACGAGTTAGCCGCTAAACAGGAAGAACGAAACACCAAATACAGGGAAGGCGTCGTAAGGATTGCAGAACTCGAAGCGGAAATAGCGGATGCGCGACTGAAATCGAACGATAAATTGAAAAACTCGGATGCGGAACGTGCAAAATATGCACAGGAAGCAATAGACAAGACGCGGGAAATGTTCAGAATCAAAAAGGACATCGCCCAGTTGGATTTCGAGATCGCGAAATTAAGTGCCGAACCGACTAAGAATTCAGTTGAGACAAACGACAAACTTGCAGAAATGGAAGCGGGGTTAAAACGGCTAAATGCTCAGGAAAATTCCGCTCTGCGGGAATTGCAAGAACGTCTGAATGAAACCGATGCAAAAGCAACCCAAACCGCCAAAACCCGCGCCAAAGCCATCAAGGAAGCGAAAGATGCGGCCCTCAAAGCGGAGAAGGATTATTTCCAACTCGTCCAGCAGATGCGTACCAAGACGAAAGAGAGCGAGTTAAAAAGCATTTCTGAGCAAAACTCGGTTGCGAAAAAATCGGCAGAAAAGCGAATCAGCGAGATCGACATCCTGCTGAAAACCGCCGAAGGAGAGCAGGCGGCGTGGCTCCTTCAAGAGAAAGAGACGCTGAACAAACGGATATTGGCTCTTGACGAAAAGTATCAGAAAGACCGAATATCCGTCGAGGCAAAATACAGCGAGGAGGCGTTGCGCAAGGAGTTGGCGCGTGAGGAAGCGCGCATCAGGGCCCGCCTCGGTATGGATGCCCAGATGGACGCCCTGGCTCGTGCGCAAGTCAAGAACGAGAACTATTCCGACCTGAAAAGCGAGGATAATGGGAAACGTCTCTCCGCGCAGCGGGCGATCGCGCAGGAGGAGCTTCGCATCGCTATGGATAAATACCAGGCATTGCTGAGTATGGACGAAGCAACGAAAGAATCTCTGTATGATTCGGATGTTGCATACCAGACGGCCGTCCTCAATGGTGAAATGGCGGTTCAGGATGCGAAATTGGAGACGGCAAGAATTACCAAAGAGCAGGCCGAATATCAGCTAAACACCACATTGACGGCGATGTCGACGATCAGCGGTGCGGCAGCCAATCTGTTCAATACGCTGGCTGAAGATAATGCGGAGTTTGCCGAGTTCGCAAAACTGCTGGCGCTGTTCAATATCGGTGTCAATACGGCGTTGGCGATCTCCGAAGCGATTGCAGGCAATGCCGCGCGTCCGATCAAAATGGCGGCTGCGATTGCGGCTGTCCTTTCCGCTATTGCGCAGGCGTACCAAGTTTTGAATCAAGCCGAGAAACCGGCTACGCCGAAATTTTCCCGCGGCGGTCTTGTGACCGGCCCCGGCACGGGTACGAGCGACAGCATCCCTGCGCGGCTGTCCAACGGCGAGGCCGTGATGACGGCCCGTGCGGTCGTGGATTGGGGGCCGGTGCTCTCGATGATGAACGTGTCGAGCGGCGGCAACGCCATTCCGACATCGCATTTACCAGAGAGAAGAGCAGGCGGAATGCGTGAGATGGAGCAGATGCTCAGACGTGTAATGCGGGAAATGCCGAATCCTGTCGTGACGGTCAGGGATATAAACAACGGTCAGCGGCGGGTCAAGGTGCAGGATGAGACGGC